AGAAATTTTAAACGGCACTTCTTGGCAACATTCTTGGTCACAAGTTCTCACAAGACTCCCAAATGCAGAAAAAGCACCCGCAACACGATTTAAAGGGCAAGGATCAGTGGCGAAAGCAGTTAAGATCCCTCTGGTAGCCTTGGATATAGAAGAAGCTGCGTGATGTAACCGTTGTAACCGCACTGGTTACACTGAAACTAACTGCGCTGCAATAGATTTGGAGATTTGTAACGTGTAACCGTTTTTTAAAATATAGACCCCTATATATAAATAAAATAAATTAATCATAATTAAATCAATATATTGATCCTCTCGTATATATCTATACCTATAAAATGGTTACATGGTTACACTTTTGGCAAATCCATTGTGACGCAACGGATTCGGCTGTAACCGACATGGTTACAAATGGTTACATTGGTTACAAGTAGAAATGAGCTATAATGAGAGTGCAAAGCAGGGTCATTTTTTAATAGATTTGTAATGACCCTTTCTTTGTTTATTTATGGCATCATTTGACGTAACTAACGATATAAACAAAGCCTTAAAAGGTTTAACTGCTTTAGACGAAAAAAATATAATGTTTGCAGTATCTAAAGCTATGACCCTTACTGGTCAATATGCACAAAGCAAATTGAAGGTTGCTATGGAGGCTGCTATAGATAGACCTACCCCTTATACAAAAAACAGTACATTCGTCACCTTTGCAAAGCCTTCAAATTTATTTATGGAGGTTGGCATAAGGACAGAAGGAAGAGCTGGGCGCATAGGGGCTGGACGTTATCTTCAATCGCTAATTAAAGGAGGATCTCCAACATATAAGGGTGTTGACTTAGCTGCGTCAAAATTAGTTGGTTATCGAGGTGTTCTTGTACCATCTAAACAAAGTCCAGTAAAACTAAACAGATATGGAAACATCACGCTAGGCAAATATAAAGAAGTGGTAGGAGGCGCAAGAAATCTTGGCGGTGCATACTACATAGCACCTGTAAAACGTGGTAGCAGTGTTAAGGCTATCTATCAACGTAAAACTTCTTTAATTGGAAGAACATCAACCATAGAAAACAAAACAAGCAGAGTATTTGTTATTAGTCCTAATCCAAAGCAAAGATCAAAACAATTAAACCTACCTATTATCCTTGGACGAACAGTTCAACAAGAGTTTCCGAAGTTTATGCGTCAAAGGTTTGAAGTCGAGATCGCAAGAAAACTACAGAAGTATGGTTAATGGTTAATTAACCTGACGTTAATTAGTTAACTCACTATTGCGAATCAATAAAATACTATATGTAGCGTACCCATAAACATAGTAACCACAGGCAACCCGACCATCATTAGGGTAATCGCCCAGATCCCTTGCTATAACTAGGTTTTATAGGTTCTTTCTGAGTATTCGAGAAACGGGTGTTTGGCGGCCTCCGAAGTTCGTTAGCGTCACACACTAGATATGGTTAATTGCCATTCGCAATAAGGGTGGTCAAATTTACTGTAACGCACTATAGTTTGGTCATGGATGCAGCAAAAATCAACAAAAAATACAATATTTCAATGGCTCAAAAGATTGAGCTGTGGAATTTGGAGAGATTGAAGCCATATGACAACAATGCAAGAGAACATAGCCCAGAACAAGTTGCTCAAATTGCTGCAAGTATCACAGAGTTTGGTTTTTTAAATCCAATTTTGGTTGATAGCAATGACGGAATTGTTGCTGGTCATGGTCGATTGTCAGCAGCAAGAGAACTTGCTTTAGATGTTGTTCCTGTTGTTGTTTTGGATCATTTAACCGAAGCGCAAAAGAAGGCATATATTCTTGTTGACAATAAATTAGCGGAAAATGCCAGTTGGAATGAAGAACTTTTACAAGAAGAGATTGTTGCTTTAAATCTGCAAGATTTTGATATTTCTATATTGGGATGGGATGAAGACGAAATAAGAGAAATTATGGAGTACGACTCAGCTTTTGGAGAAGGAGATGGTGATGGAGAGAGTCGAGGTTTAGGCGGAGAGCCAGTTATTCAATACAATATTATTTTTGATAACGAGCAACAGCAACAGATCTGGTTCGATTTTTTAAAAGATCTCAGGCAAAGCCAGCCTGACGATACAACAATAGCAGAAAAAATTATTAATTTCATTGAGGAGAAAAATGGTTAGAAAGCAACAATTTATTGATGTAGATGTATATACGGAAGCGAAAAAACGCATCCATCACATATACGACCTTCACGATAGTATTGCGGTCAACTTTAGTGGAGGGAAAGATAGTCTGGCTACTCTTCATTTAGTTTGGGAAGTAGCTCAAGAACGTGGTTTACAAAAAGTTAAAGTTATACACCGAGATCCAGAAATCATCCATCAGTGCGTAGTAGATTTTGTTGCAAAGTATCGTGAGTACGATTGGGTAGATTTAGATTGGTATTGTATTCCTGTCACTATACATAAATATGTTTTAGGAAGAATCCAAGAGTATTGTCAATGGGATGATAGAAGGAAACAGCATAGACCAATGCCAGATTATGCTCTCAAACTAGAAAAAGGGGAGGAGGGTAGGTTTGATGGAGGTAATTTTGACGAATTTATTGCTTATAAGTCTCAATTGAAGGGTAAAGTGGCTTTTATTAACGGTATTCGAGCTAGTGAAGCCTTAACTAGGCTTAGAGCTAGTATGAATAAGCTTAATGACAACTATATTAACGCTAGTACGTCTAAAAAGATTAACTTATGTAAACCGATATTTGATTGGCAAGAAAACGATATATTCAAATATTTTTACGATAAAAAAATTGACTACTGCAAAATTTATGATTGGCAGACATACGCAAATCATGGATTAAGAGTTGGATCTCCAACTATTGCAGAGGAAGCAAAAAAATTTGAAACAATGCGAGCTGTAGATCCTGTCTTATATCAACAAGTTATCGAGCTATTTCCAGATATGATTCTGCAAGAAAAATATTATAAAGATACAAATGCTCATAGAAAAAAAGAAGTTTTAAAATATGGACAGAGTTTTGAAGGCATTAAGCAGTGGATAAAAGAAAATATAAAAGAACCAAATGCACAGAAGATCGCTTTATATGAATTAAAGTCTGTAATGAGAAGAAGAATTGCTGATAAGGGTGCATATCCTCCAGATTATGTTTTTAAACATTTTAGAAGCGGAAGATACAGAAGAACCCTTATGCCCCTTAACAAAAAACAACGCAAAAAAAGATGACAGACCCTATCGACAAAATTGAGTGGAGAGTTGCAAACGAATTGAACTCTAATAACTACAACCCTAATGTTGTTTTTAATAAAGAACTCAAATTGCTAGAACTAAGTATTTTAAAGCAAGGATGGATTCAACCAGTTTTAATTCTCGAAGATGGAACAATAATAGATGGTTTTCATAGAGCAAAATTAGCTCAAGATAGTAAAGAGATCAAAGAAAAATACAAAGGAAAATGCCCATGTGTTGTTTTAGAACTTGATAGACCGCAGGCAATGTTATTAACTATTAGAATTAACAGAGCAAAAGGAAGCCACATAGCTTTTAAAATGAGTTCTATAGTCCAAGAGCTTATTGATGTTCATAAATTAGATCCTATGGAAGTTGCAAAAGAAATAGGAGCAAATCGTGATGAGATCGACCTTTTATATAAAAAAGGAGTTTTTGAGGCAAAAGATATTAAAAATTATAAATATTCAAAGGCTTGGTATCCAATTGAAACAACGAGAAAATAAATGGATGCAAAAGAATACGCTAAACATAGAAACGTATCAGGGGCAATGGTAACAAAATACCTTCAACAAGGTATGATTCCAAGTGCAATAAGAAAAGGTAGAAAATGGGTTATTGATGCAGAACAAGCAGACAAAGATTTACAAGAAAGATTACAAGTACCAGACAGAAAACCAAATGTTCAAAAATTAAATCTAGCAACAGGACATCAACAATCTTTGCCGTCATTAGCAGCAAACAGAGCAATTAGAGAGATGTACGCAGCAAGAATAACAAAATTAGAATTTGAAGAACGATCAAAAAAATTAGTTCCATTAGACGAGTTGAAATTACAGTTAGCAAAATTACACTTAGTTGTAAGAGATAATTTGAGAACGATTCCAGATCGTATTGCTCCTATTGTGGCAGCCGAAACCGATCAAGCCAAGATACACTCAATTATCTTGCAAGAGATTCGTCAATGCTTGGAGGGGCTTAAAGGAATTGACATTAGTTAAACAATTAATCGAAGATTGCATCACTAATTTACAATTTGAAGAAGCACTAACTGTTAGTCAGTGGTCAAATTTGCATAGAGTATTAAGTAGCAAATCCAGCTCTGAGCCGGGGAAGTGGAGAACAGAAAGAACTCCTTATTTGCGTGAGCCTATGGATAAATTAAGTACAGACGATCCAGTTCAAAGAGTTGTTTTACAGTTTGGCTCACAACTTGGAAAAACTGAGGCGGGTTCAAATTGGCTTGGTTATATAATTTCTCATTCGCCGGGAGCTATGCTTTGTGTTCAACCGACTTTAGAAATGGCAAAAAGATTAAGTCGTCAAAGATTAGAAGGATTAATAAATGACACTCCAATACTTTCAAAATTAGTAGCTCCAGCAAGAAGTAAAGATTCTGGCAACACAATGTTCAGTAAAGATTTTCCGGGTGGAATTATGGTTTTAACAGGTGCTAATAGTGCTACAGGACTCAGATCTATGCCTTGTAGATATATTTTTATGGATGAGGTGGACTCATTTCCTCAAGATCTAGACAATGAAGGAGATGCTGTAAGTTTGGCAGAAAAAAGAAGTATGACATTTAGTAGAAGAAAAATATTGTTAACCTCAACACCGACTATCAAAGACTTTAGCCGTATAGAACAAGAATATTTAGAGTCAGACCAACGAAAATATTATATACCTTGCCCTCACTGCGGAGAATATCAATATCTTAAATGGGGTCAAATGAAGTGGGAAAACAACGACCCAAAAACTGCAAAATATGAATGCGAACATTGCAACAAAAAATTTGAAGAAAAATATAAACCTTATTTTTTAGAAAAAGGAGAGTGGAGAGCAACAGCAGCAAGTGATGGAAAAACTGCTGGATTTCACTTAAACGGTTTATATTCTCCCCTTGGTTGGAAAGGATGGGCAGAAATTGTTGACGATTTTATTAAAGCGAAGGCAGACCCGCAACGCCTGAAAACCTTTGTGAATACTGTACTTTCGGAGACTTGGGAAGAGAATTATGCAGCTCAAGT